TTCTCCTTTGTCTCCTTATTTCTTTTTACTACTATCCAAAAAATCATGCTCTTGCAAACATTTTTTGTAAACTTCTTGAATAGAAGCAATTGCCAAGTCTGCCCTATGATTTTCATATTCTGGATGTTCATGACAATATCTTTCATATATATCAATATCTTCTAATATTTCATCAAAATGTTCTTTTGAGTGTCGTTGACCAAATAAAATCTCATCATTAAAACGCAAAATGCGCTGACGTGAATGGCGCGCATCTTTTAGTTCTTCTTTAGCTCTAAGTTGATCTACATCATCTGTTAATTTATCAACTCTATCCAAAACTTCTCCATTAATTGTTTTACCTACAATATGTCCAAGCCATCCCCAAAAATTTATTTGTATAGGTGGTATTTTAATCATCCCTAAGAGGATAATTAACAAACCAGCTACCCCAGTTTGTATTATACTATCAAATTGTGTCATTGTATACCTCCAACTACCCTCATCAGGATATTTATTCTCTTTTAATAAGTAGAGTTATTAAAGTAAAACTCTACTTTTTCGCAAAGGAGGTCTTATATGAGTAAAGGCGAAGAAAAAATTATCTCCTTGTTACAACAAGGAAAATACAAATTTGAAAGAGAAAAAAGATTTAGCGATTTAAAACATGGATTATCTCGTTTTGATTTTTACGTACACGGCGCCCAACCGTGTATTTTGGAATACAACGGGGAAGGTCACTATCAATTCATTGAGAAGTTTTATCGCACCCGCGCAGAGTTCGAGGGTGCAAAAGAAAGAGATAGACGAAAGATAAGTTATTGTCTTGCCAACGATATACCGCTATATATAATTCCTTATTGGGAACTAGACCATCTGTACTCTGCGGCCGACCTATTCCAGCCTCAATTTCGCGCCAATACTCGTTGGAAAAACGACCAAGACTATCAACGCTTCAAAAAAATTTGACAAGCTCGCAGAAAATTTGTTACAATATAATAGAAAGAGAAAATAAAAAATATATATAAGGTAGGTATAATATGGATATTTTATATTTAATAGGTATTATATTATCCACCTTTCTTTTTATTATTATTGTATTATCAATTAGATTAAGTAAAGTTAAAAAAGATAGAGATAAATATAAAGATTTAAATATAAATAAAATAAAGGAAGTTTTTAAAGAAAGGTGGAATAGAGAAGAGCAAGATTTTAAATTAAAGAAAACAGAATTACAAATCGAAGAAAAAGAAATTAATAGCGCCTTAGCTCAATTAAAAACTTCACTAAAAGAAAAAGAAAAACGATATGAAGAAGTAAATCAAGATTTAAACCTATATAAAAAAGGAAAGATTAAAGAAATTGATGGCGCGGCCGCAGAATACGAACAGCGTAAACAGCTAATTGTGGACCAATCAATAGACGAGTATAGAAAACAACTACTTGAATTTGCTAATGAAGAAATGGCAGAAACAAAAGAGGAAATTGAAAAGACTAATGAAAAACTTAAATCAATACTCCAAGATTTAGAAGTAGAACGTAGAAAGCGCGCCGCCATCAATGAAGAAATTTTACGAGCTAAACAAATTGAAGAACAACAAGACTTTTATCGGATACAACTAAACGAAGAAGATAAAAAAGATATAGAAATTCTTAAATCTATAACACCACGTTTACGTCACCCAGAAGCAATTAATAAAGTAATTTGGACTGGCTACTATCAAAAACCACTTGCTGAACTTAGAAAGCGCGCAGGTATAGAAGGAAGTGGAGTCTATAAGATTACTCGTTTAAAAACTGGAGAGGTATATTTGGGGCAAGCCGTAAACATAAGTACTAGATGGGCAGAACACTGCAAAAGCGCCCTCGGCGTAGGTACTTTAGCTTCTTCTCAATTACACCGAGTAATGGCAGAAGATGGAGCTGAGAATTTTACTTTTGAAGTTGTAGAAGAAGTTGAAAAAGATAAACTAAAAGAAAGAGAATCGTTTTATATAGATTTTTACGATTCTAAAAACTATGGATTGAACTCTGTAAGTGGAGTTAAAAACAAATAAAAGGTGGCTACGACAGTAGACTGCGAGGAGTAAAAATGGAACTAAACAATATTCAAAAACAAATTATTAAAACAGACAAACCAAAAGTTATAGTTATGAGTGCCGCGGCCAGTGGTAAAAGTGCAGTAATTGTAGAGCGTATTCGTTACTTACTTGAGCAAGGAATAGACCCTTCTCAAATTGTAGCAATTACTTTTACAAATAACGCAGCTTCAGTTATGTACGAGCGATTAGGACACCCAGACGGATTGTTCATTGGCACTGTCCACTCATACGCAAACTATTTACTTCGCGGCGGTGCAATAGATACAACTGATATAATTCAACAAGAGAGATTCGATGACTTATTTGAAGAGATTAAATCAAATCCACAGTGTATTAAGCACGTTACGCATTTGCTAATTGATGAAGCACAAGATAGTACACTTGATCAGTTTGAATTTTTTGAGCTAATTAGGCCCGATAATTATATGTATTGTGGTGATATTCGTCAAAGTATATATTCATTTAATAATGCCTGTCCACAAGAATTAATTAGATTAATGAATGAAGATGATACAACTGTTTATTATATGAAACAAAACTATCGTAATCTTCCTTCAATTCTACGTTTTGCAAAAAAGTTTTTATATAGATTGGGACCTGCATACGAAGACGAATCAATTGCTATGAGAGAAGCAGAAGATAATTCTATTTATCAAGTATTAGAAGGAAATTATACACCATCTGAAGCAATAGATTCACTAATCGCAAATAAAGAAAGATTGAATACTAAATGGGGAGATTGGTGTATTATATGTAGAACAAACGCAGATGTAGAACTATTTATAACTCTACTTACTAAAAAAGATATACCTGTTGATACATTTAAACAATCTGATTTAAACAGCTCTCAAATAGAAGAAAAAATGAAAGAAGATACAATCAAAGTATTAACAGCTCATAGCGCAAAAGGCTTAGAAGCTCCATGTGTACTTTCATTTAACATAAGAGCTTATAACGATGAAGAAGCACGCTTGTGCTATGTATCAGCCACTCGCGCCAGAGATTTTCTAATCTGGGCAAAAATGCCACCAAAAAAGAAAAAGAAAACTAAAATTACAAATTGGGAATAAATAAAAAAGAGGTCTTAATTGACCTCTTTTAATTTTTATTCTCAGGATCGTATCCCTCTACATCGCCACCATCATAATAAACTGGACCTTCATCTCCGCCCTCATCAACCAAAACTCTTAACATACTTGTTAATACGGCGCGATTGGTATTTCCACGAGTATACATTACATACTCTACTATATCTTTGATTGTCATATACATACCCTCCTTAAAACTTCTCCATATATAAAGTAGATAAAATGATTAATACCTTTTCAAATTTGCTTTTTATTTAAAATTTTGCTATACTTTATATAGAAATGATAGAAAGGAGAAATAGCATGAGTAAAAAAGTTTCAAAAATTGAGTTTCATATTTGTCGCAATGAAATTGATGATTGTATAGTACGTATGGCAGATTTAATAAAAGAAGGATATACTATTGAATCTATAACTAATGAGCCGTCATTTTCATTAGATGATTTCGGTCTTTCTTTTAAATATTCAGAACCTTCCACCCATATAGTACTTCAAAAGGGAGATTTTTAAATGAACAAATATATAAAGGAAAAGAAGCGAATTAAACTTAAAAATAAAAAGCTACTTAAAAAATATCCTTTTCTTATGGTAAGAAGCAGGTGGAATGATAAGCCAATTTCTGATATATATGCCTGGACAGAGCTTGATAACATGCCTGATGGTTGGCGGCGCGCCTTCGGTGAACAGATGTGTCAAGAAATTTATGACGAGCTTAAAAAATTTAATTATGTCCATGAATATAGAATAATGGATATAAAAGAAAAATATGGTACGCTTAGATGGTATGATGCTGGTGTACCTATCAATTGTAAAGTTTATGATATTATAAATAAATATGAAAAAATGTCTGGTCATACTTGTATGTTATGTGGCGCGCCAGCGAAGATGACTGATGATGGCGGCTGGGTGTATACTCTTTGTGATAAGTGTATGGATAAAATTCGTAGAAGGATGTATTGATGTTTAAAGTTAAAAGAATTGATAGTGGTGAAATTCAAACTGTATTAGATGTATATTTTACAGAACAGTTTCATCAAACCTATTTTTTAGTATGGGATAATGATGGATGGCGGTGGCGCCTGGCTACTAAATATGTACCACCCAATGTTGACCCAAATAAAATTGCACCAATTAAAAGATATAAGAAGTCAACTGAATTAATTGATGATGATCCGCCATTTTAGAAAGGAGAAATTATGTGTAAAGATAATGATATGATTACGATTACAATTGATAATTACAAAGATGGTAAGATTATATATAAAATGCCAGAAAATGCAATTATTAATCTTTTTAAAGCAACAATGATGACAGGGAAAAATGCAGGAAATGTTACTAATATAGAAATTAGCGTTGCTTGTTCAGATGGAATTGAAATTATAGAAGAGGGACTGAGTTAATGAGTTATACAGCCAAAGATATTGAAACCTTGAGTTTTCGCGATGCTGTTCGTGAACGAGTTGCAATGTACATGGGCAGCGCAGACAATCAAGGTGTATTACAATGCGTAAGAGAAATTATTACTAATTCTATTGATGAAGCTACAATGGGATATGGTGATCTTATTGTGGTTGAATTAGATAAAGATAACAAAGTTACTGTAACTGATGAGGCGCGAGGGGTTCCCTTTGGAAAACGAGAAGATGGAACCGAGGCGCTTGAAGCAGTGTATACAATGTCTCATACTGGCGGCAAATTTAATGAAAAGATTTATCAAAATGTAGCTGGAATGAATGGTATAGGAAGTAAAGGAGTGGCTTTGTCTTCTTCTTATTTTCGTGCAGATTCATATAGAGATGGACAACATGCCATACTTATTTTAAAAGATGGTATTAAAGAATCTTTTAAGATAACTAAAAATACAACTCATAAAGATGGTACGGTTGTATCTTTCATTCCATCGGCGGAAGTTTATAATCTGGAAAAAATTAATATTGACTTTGACGAATTAAAAGAAATGTGTCGTAATT